TTTATTTTTATTTATGCTCCGTCATCGTGATCCCACAGATGTCTCATGTCCTCTGGGTTTTGAGGTACCATGATCACCTTAGAACCATCCGTTTTAGAAAGTAGGATTGGTTCTCCATTCTCTACTCTGTCTAGGTAGAGTTTCTCGTTGAGTTTAAGTTGCTTCTCTGTGATCTCAATCATTTTTTGTTTGTGCGTACATTCCATCCGAGATTCTCGAACTGGTAAAAAACTACTTTCAGGTTGACCCACTTAGCATAGTGAACTCCACGATAGCATAGCATCGCGAATACCTTATCTGGATCGTGCTTTGAGGGGTCATACTCAGGTAAGTTATAACCCTCCCACCTGATTTTCAACATTGTCTTTACCTATTGTAACAATACTATTTATTGTTAGGAAGTCTTGACAATACTGTATCAAGTATAACATAAAAAAAGACCCCTGTAAAGGGGTCTGTAAGTTCCGATTGTAGATATCGCACGAAAGATATCGTTACTATTTAGAATGTGTACTTAGCACCAACTTTAACACCGTATGCATTGTCAGCAGTCTCGTCTGTTAGAAGAGAGATTTCGCCATAAGCACCGATTGACTCAGTTAGATCTAAAGAACCACCAACGTAACCAATGAAGTCAGTTGAAGACTCACCGTTATCTGGAGATGAAACTAAAGGACCACCTGATACATACCAGTTCTCTCCTTCGTATCCAACTTGGAATTCTGTTGAAAGTCCTGTGTAGTCGTCACCTGTGTAAGATGATACTGTTTCTACATTCACATAAGGACCAGCAAATGCTGCACCAGCTAGTAGGAATGGAGATGCTGCTATGGCAGCGATTGTTGATTTAATTGACATGATTGTTTTATTATCTCGCAAGGCATAAAAAAACCTGCGGATGGTAGACTCCCCGACATGGGTGTCTTTTTATCTACGCAGGGTTACGATCTTTCGAGTCCTTTGTAATAGTATATAGTATACCTCAATACATTCTTAATGTCAAGGGTGTGCGTTACACAACACAATCTGGCACACGTATCAGGTCTCCGAACTCCCTCTCACCAGGTTCTTTGATGACAAAATGATCGAACAGATCATCACACATGTGAGTGTGTGTCACGATGTCATCGCTCTCTAGAGTTTTCATTCTGACTTTCTTATAGATGCCTGAGACTAGATCCTGATGATAGTATGGTATCTCTTTTGATCTGGTCAACCCCTTGGGTCTCCTTGTTGTCCACACGTTTAGATATAATTTACAGTCATCATAACTTGCCATGTCTGCCCATGCTACATCGCCATCCCAGATCACAGTCTTACCTTCTGCTCCATAAGAATAGATACACTCCGTAGGTTTGATGTCACCGTACTTCATGTCACTGATACACGTGGCACCCTTATCAAGAGACAGGTTTACTACTGCTGACCACTTGGGGTGTGTGATCTGTGGATCCATCTCGTCCTTATCAAAGTGAAAGGGATCAAAACTATTACCGTCTTCTGATTTATATACCCAATACTCTATGCCTTTGTAGTCACCAGTAAGAAACATCTTGTACCACTGTTGGACGTACTCCTCCACCATATTACGTGGAGCATCATCCTTACCTACCCAATAGTTCTTGCGACCTATCTGACCACAGTTATACTGTAGGGTACAGTTTATATTAGGAGAGTGTATGTCTATGTAAGATCTAATTAACATCCCTCACTGTACCTGTAGGAGCAGACTCTATCATAGTTTGATACTGTATGCGTGTCATGTCCCATGCCATGTCCTTTACCTTTCTTTCTGCTGCCTTCTGATCGTCAGCATCCACTCTAACCCATGTCTTGTAGGTTACAGTAGTCTCTACATCGTATTGTTTCATTGTCCTTTGATTAGAAAATGTTTCTTGATCACTGTAACCTGATCCTCATACTTAGCAATCATGTTTAGTTCTTCTTCGATTGCTTCCATGACATTAGAATGTTCCCCAATCCCAACAGGGTTGGTAAGGTAAACTTCTACATTCATTTTATGCTTCTGAATATCTCCTTGAGCATGAGCAAGGAGAGCACTGATCATTTTGTCTCTCATTTTTTTATGTCTATAAAGATGAACTCTAATGTGTCATCGGATAAGTTGTATGCTTCGTGTGTTACGTCTTGTACATCCCACACTGAGTATACTCCAGACTCCCATGGTTTCTTCTCGCCATCCCATACCATGAAACAATCAGGAGGTACGACGAGAGGTATGTGTATCCTTCTATATCTATCGGGGTAGACAGGAGGATCACGATGCTTAGGTAGTTTAGTTCCTGCGTAGAACATAGCACCTGTGGCAAACAGTACTTCATCCTTAGATAGTATATCAATTACTTGTTGATCATCTATCAATGACTCACGTACACCACTGAATGCTTTGCCTGTACCCTTCAACCAACACATACCTATGGGTTGGTTAGAGTATCCCTCAGCGGTGGGTGCCATTCGGTAGGGTAGATCTGTTGTCATACCCCACTCATATATGATGTCCAACTCTTCAGTTGTTAGCATCAAAATAATCCTTACGCATATATCTACCTAGTATATTACTATTATAGTATTTTGGCAAGCCATCTACATGTTCTGTGAGCACGTTGTTGATGAAGAGTTGTCTGGTCTCCTCATAGTTGGTTCTTCCGAGGGTGTCATGTACTGAGATGATTTCTCTTCTGAAATTCTCTCTGCCCAGTTCTTCAATGTCTCGTTTAAGCTCTTCAGAGCTTCCAAAGTATCGCTTCCAGTCTGATTCAGAAGTGACTCTACGCTTTCCTCCTTTGGGTTTTCTTTTTTGCCAGAAATATTTACGTCCGATGTACTGCTTGCCCGTGCTGATATTTGTAATGCGGTAGACGAAACCGAAGAGATCGCCAATATCGTCAGTAGTGAAAGGTTTACCTTTATATAACCAGGGATTTTGTTCATAATCAATCTTCTTCATCATAGTAACCGTCCTCATCACGATATTTATCTACATCTGAGTACACCTCTAGTTTTAATTCCGCTATAACTTCTTCAAGTTGTTCAAGCAACTGCTTGAGTTTTCGTCTCTGCATAAAAAATTCCCCGACTACTGTATGTAGCGGGGAACAGTTTTGTATATTTAAGCACTAACTTTATCGTTAGAATGCTTGATGCCACGATAAGTTAGCTGTGCTACAGACTTAACTGTTTTTTTATCGTTAGTGTCGTACTTAACACCACGGTATGTGACTTGTGCCATGAGATTGTCTCCTAAAGTAGTTGGATGTTGTGAATATCCGTTCCTTCAGTCGGCTGTTGCGTCCCCCTACTAGAGGGATGAACGATCCGTTCCGAGTCGGCTTACTTGCGGTATGAATATCATACTGAACGTAATGTCATGATAGCATGACATAATTATTTAGTCAAGACTTTAGGTTCATTAGTAACATATGTACCCTACGACTTCGTTCGGTAATCCCTCCAAAGGTATCAAACGCCTGTCTATGTCTGCCTTTAAGTTGTGTGCTATCTTATCTTTCTTCCACTTGGTGTACGCTTCCTTCTGACACCAGAGGTTATAAAATATCTCCTTGTCATCTGTAACCTCACGGAAGTATCTCCGAGAGATTGCTTCATACCTACGAGGTTTCATCAGTTCTATGTCCACACCTATACGTCTGGTGCTGCATGCTACAACAGCATGGTCACCTGTGTCTGACTTAGACCAGTGTATCTCTACTGGTTTCTTACAGTTCAAAGTGTATTCTCCTAGGTAATGTCGTAGTGCTTTCTTTACTACACCAGTCTCATAGACAGTACATATCCTATCCGAATATATTATAGGAACGTAGATCCCTGTATCATATATCATAGCCACTCTACCCATCCTGTACAGATATATTTCTCATGCTCCTTAGAGATCTCTCCAACATGCTTATGGGTGAACGTAGCAGGGAACAGTACAGTCTTACCCTTCTGTGCATGGATAGTGAACCCATCGTTGTTCACCATGATGGTGCCACCATCAGGTACGTCATTCAGATATGATATGTACACCAACACTCTACTCATCACCGATGCTTCAGCATCTATGTGTGGGAAGTAGTAACCCTCTCCTGCCTGATAGTATTGTATCTGTGGGAGCACCTTGATCCCTATAGGTGGTGGTAACTTGAAGTGAGACCAGTAGTCTGAGTAGCAGTCAGTGATGAAGTCCATGTAGTTTCTTAGACCCCACACATCCTCACCCATCTCTCCATTCCAGATGTCCTCGAAGGGCATCTCTGTACTCTTCTTCTTATCTGGTTCAGGTCTACCCTCTGGGTGATCTATACTACCTACCCTACCTACTTTAGTCCTGCCTTGTTTATGTGCTTCCTTGTAAAATTTAATTAAATTATCACTCTGTTCTGGGTCACCCCAGTACTCTCTAATATATTGATCAATCATTCCATGTACTATCGTGCCTGTGAAAGAACTCCTTCAGTGTAGTCTGGTGACCTGACTCACGACTAGGAGGTTCCGTTATCCCCTTCATCCTCTTGTAATCGTTGTGCATTGCTTGGAGTAACCATGCCTGTGCTAGTTGATGAGGTCCCTCGTTCAACAACTGGATTTGAAATTTCGATAGACCAGCCTTCATCTCCAAATACTCCTGTCTCCACAACGTGTGGGGTTGTTGGTTCGTCATGTTCCTCCCAATGTTTCTTGAGCTGCTCTGCCTGACGGTCTATGTCACGCATATTATTATATATTTTAACATCAATCCAAAAATTTTTCAACCACTCGATAGCACCGAGCAATAAAAAAGAGACGGGGAAGCGTTGCTTCTTCGCCCATCTCTGTGCTTTCATGTACCATGTGATCTTGCCTGTTCCGATTAGTAGTGTCTTCTCAAACTTGATCTTAGGCATTAGAGTTTAAACCCTGCGAATGTATTCTTCTTAACGTCCTGCTTGATACCACCTACGACATACGATTCAATCTCTGTCTCTTGTGGTGCGTTCTGTTGTCCCTTACTATTTAACCAGTGCTCTGTCCAAGGTAGAGGATTGCTACGCATTGGAATGTCATACAGTGCGTCTAATCCTAGTGCTCTGAGTCTCCTGTTAGCAATGAACTCTACGTATCTTGATAGTAGTTTAGCATTCAATCCTATCATACTACCGTCTTTAAATAGATACTCTGCCCAGTCCTTCTCCTCATCAACACACTGCCTAAACATGTCTAGAACATTTTCCCTTTCCTCATTTGCGATATCAACCATCGCGGGGTCGTCTCCTTCTTGCCATTTTTTGAGGATTTGTTGAGTAAGTACAAGATGCTGGCTTTCATCTCTGGAGATGAGAGAGATAATTTTAGCTGATCCTTCCATAAGTTTGAGTTCACCAAACGCAAACGAGCAAGCGAAGGATACATAGAACCTAATGCCCTCAAGAATGTTAACGTTGACGATGGCACGGTAGAGTAGTCTTTTAAGTTCTTTGAGTTCATAAGAGGAGGTGAATGTTTCTTTGTGACCTTCTTTGTATAGGTTACTGGTACCCCAGTTCTGAGCAGCATTGATCAGATTATTATATGCTTTAGTAACTGACTCGGCACGTGCTATTATCTTATCATCGTCTAGTATTTTGTCAAATACATCTGATGGGTTTGAGTAGACGTTCTTTATAATGTATGTATAAGATCTACTATGAATCATCTCCATAAATTCCCACGCTAACATAGCAGACTCTAGTTCTGGTAAGGAACAGTAAGGAATGAATGCCATACCAGGTCCTCTACCTTGTACTGAGTCTAGTAGTATCTGATACTTCAGATTGCTAGTAAATATATGCTTTTGCTGATCAGTTAGTGACTGATAGTCACCACGATCTTTTTGTAATGAGACCTCCTCTGGTCTCCAGAAGTATCCTAACTGTTGTTGTGTTAGTTTATCAAATACAGGGTACTTATACTTGTCGTATCTTTGTACTCCTAATGGTTTACCAAAGAACATGTACTGTTTATTGGTGTCAACGTCCTCAGTATTGAAGACAGTCATTCCATCGGGGATTGGCATTTCGTTATTAGATTGTACAGGATTCACACTCTTCTTCATTCGACTCCATAATATCTGTTAATAAACTATTGAGTTCGGTGTGTGCTACCTCCGCAATAGGTTCCTCTGTATCCTTCTTAGCATCATACGTGTTCTGATAGTATGATGTCTTCCACCCATACTTGTAGGTGGTCAACCAGTCTTGTGCCATGACAGAG